CCATACCACAAGACTATATCTTGTGCCTGATGTTACTGGTTTAACTCTATGCCATACAAAACTAGGAAATACAATAATAGATCCTTTTGGTAATATCTCTTTACATTGTATTCTATGTTTCGATTCATCTCTCATATGTGGATCATAGTTTCTAAAATCAAATTCTAACTCACCACCTTTATATTCTGAACCATCTGTTAACTGACAAGTCATAGATAGTTTTCTAATTCTACCGTGTTCTGGATCATTTGGATTTTTTCGATTATAAGGTTTATTCCAACTATCACAATGCCAATCGTAATATTGATTTAATTTATATTTTGTAAACTGACAAGATTCTGATCTTTCCCAATCAAAGTTCCAGCCAGCGTTTTTATTAGCCATATGAACATAGGGATGGAGTTCTTTATATATCCAAGTATCGTTTAACCACACTAAATCAGAGTTTCTTTTTCTTTTTAAATCTAATACTTCTTGTTTGTTTAATTTTCTGTCACCATAACCACCAGTTCTAGCCATAACTTCTTTTTGTGAATTAGCATATTGTATTACTTCATCACAAAATTTAGGTGTAAGCGCACCACTAAAATACCAATAATAATTAGATATATTCATACGTTATAGTTTGTACAAAATTTAAACTATCCTTTTGATTATTGGTTAAGTAATACATATTAGTAGATGGAAACATAATAAACATGTTATTTTTTAATGGTATATCCCAAGATCTACCTTTACGTCTGTTATCCTCATAGTGTATTCTAACCATACAGTCTTTGACTTTTACACCATAGAGTAATGTATAATCTGGTGAGTTTCGTAGATCCACTGGATCTACATTTAATAATGGAATTGTAGTCTCGCTAGGTTTATAGATGTTACCCCACGTTTCTTTGTTAATTAAACTAAAACCATATTCAAGATTAACGTAATCTCTCATATAAGTGTTCAACATATCAAATGTTCGTGAGAACGGAAAATCTTTGTTTTGAATTACTGATTGTAAAATATCGCCTGATAATTTATCTCGGTCAATGTCCCAATCTTTAGGCATTGCCACATCACCATAATATAAAGCTTGTTCAGATAATACTTTCTTTTGCATACCACATACCTTTGTAATTTATGCTAAAGCGTCTGTCAAGTCCCAGGACTGACCTTCTTCATTCCAATTATACTGCCACCTATGAGTGTTAGCTTCATTTTGTGAGGTTTGTTCTGCAGTTAATGCAGGAGCATCACCTACTGGTGATTTCCAACGTGCAGTTGCATTATCTTTTACCCAAGATGCAAAAGGTTTTTTAGGCCAGAATATTTGATCATCTTCGTCCCAAGTGTAACCTATGCCTGCGTAATTTCCTCTTAATGCTTTTGATTGATCTGCTGATTCATTACCTTCAGCGTTATAATGTTTGCCGCCTCTAGTATTGTAAGATGTTTGAATCCACATTTGTGCAGGCCAATTATTGTGTGTTTCTAAATATTGTTGACCTACTGTTTCATCTTCAACACCGTCAGCATTTAACATCTTATCATTATCCATAGTTAATACTTGGATAACTTTTCCGTTAGCTCCTAGTTTTGCAAAATGTGCCATAATGTTTCTCCTTATATATTAATTTTAATTACCATTCAACTACTGAAATTTATACCTTATTATTACTACACCTGATCCGCCAGCTCCTGAACCTGCTGGATTTGGTCCAGCTCCACCACCTCCACCTGTATTAGCTGTTCCTGCTCCTCCAGCACTACCTGGGTTTCCATTACCTCCACCACCTGTTCCACCTGTGCCTGTATCACTTCCTGTAACTACTCCTGTTGCTGCACCGCCACCACCTCTTGCTACAGGTGACCCTGTAATACAAGATGTTACACCGTTACCTCCGTCTCCAGCAAATGAAGAAGGACCTGGTGAACTTTTTGGTTGAGTGCTTTGACCAACAGCTCCAGCACCTCCGCCACCACCGCCAGCTGCCCAAGCACCGGGTGCGTGAACTCCTTGTCCACCATTATTTCCTTGAGAGGGATTTACTGGAGGCGTATTACCTGATCCAATGGTTCCTCCATTTAGAGGATCTGGATTTGTGTCTTCACTTCCACCACTACCACCACCTGATCCACCAGATTTTGCATTTAAACGAGTATCTCCAAAAGCTCTACTTCCAGCTCCACCACCGCCCCCACCTGTTGAGGTTATTGTTGAAAAAGTTGAATTACTTCCGTTATTGCCTGGTTCACCTCCACTAGTTTGACCAGCACCACCACCACCCACTGTAATTGGAAAAGATGTTGCTGTAACTGTAATAGCTGCGGCCGGTGAAGCACCTAAAGGGCTTGCTGTATAACAAGTTGTGGTTCCTGGGGATTCTCTATAACCTCCAGCTCCACCACCTCCTGCTCTTGGTGAGCAAGCAGTTCCTCCTGAACCTCCACCTGCAACGACTACATAATCCACTGCAGTTGAACCACAAGGATTTCCCGCAGAGATAACTTGAAAAGTACCAGGGCCTGTAAATGTATGAATTTTAAAATTACCTGAAGTTGTTTCTGTCCCACCTGTAGCTGATATAAAATTTGAACCTGTATCTGCAAAAACGTTATCTTGAATTGATCTCCAACCTACTGTTGAATCTATATAAACTAAAGTTATACCTTCACCCTCTGTGTTTAAAATAATATTACCTGTTCCAGTGTTAATTTTTTCTGAACCATTTGGTGAAACTGTAAAAGAGTTTGTATCAAAAGTATTTCTATAATCTTGAAAAGAAACAATAGCGCCAGCAGAACCTGCCGGTAAATTTGCTGTTACTGCTCCACCGTTTGTGTCAACAAAAAATCCTTGACCATTTACGGCTGTAAACGTTGATGTTTTTATATCTCCTGTTTGCCAATCTACAGTTCCTGTTCTACCAAAACCTGTTTGTGTTCCATTATTCGTAATTGTTGCACCAGCAGGAATTGTAATAGTGTCACCACTATCTCCTAACTGGACTGTACCACAATTTGTTCTTGGTGTTATTTTATTTACTTTTACTTCACTCATAATTTACCTATTGAAACTGATACCTTATTATTACTATACCTGAACCACCATTTGCGCCACAAAATTGTGGGTGTGCTCCGGCTCCACCACCGCCACCAGTATTTGCTGTTCCTGCAGTTCCATTTGTTGTGGGTGCAGGGGGAGCTCCAGCACTTGTTCCTGCTCCACCTCCTCCTGGTGTTCCAGCAGCTCGTGGATTAAAACCAGCACCACCAGCACCACCAGCTCTTGCTGTTGGAGTTCCGTTAATTGAACTTGTACCTCCTGCTCCACCATCTCCACCTTTAGGTGCAGATTGATTTCCGCCAGAAGCTGTTGCTCCACCAGCTCCACCACCGTGAACATAACTTCCTCCGCAATGTAATCCAGAACCTCCTGAATTACCTTGAGGTGGACTAACTGGAGGTGTATTACCAGCTCCTCCTGGAACAGGATTTCCAGGGTTTTGAGCACCTCCACCACCACCAGATCCTCCGGCAGCTCCAGGTGAATTTCCTGGTATTAAGGGACTACTAGCACAAAAAAATCCTCCTCCTGCTCCACCACCAGCTGATGAAATTGTTGAAAAACTTGATGTTCCACCACTTGTTCCTCTACTTCCAGTGCTAGGCGTAGCTGCTGCTGCGGTGCCTCCTGCTCCAACTACTATCGGATAAGCTTGGGCACAAACAGGTAAAGCAGAAACACAGGCTCCTAAAGGACTTCTTGAATAACAACCAGAAGCAGCGCCAGATGATTCTCGATAACCACCACCAGCACCACCACCTCCACCGTTAGAACCACCAGATCCACCACCTGCTACAACTAAATAATCAACTGTGGTTGATCCAGCTGCATTTCCTAATTTTGTTACTGAAAAAGTTCCTGGACCTGTAAATGTATGAATTTTAAAATTGCCTGAAGTTGTTTCAGTGCCACCTGTCGCTGTTATAAATTGAGGTGTTCCTCCTTCTGATTGTAATCCAGACTCTGTAACTTGCCAACCTTTTGTTGAATCTGCATAAACGTACGTAACCGCAATTCCTTCTGTCTCTAAAATTCCATTGTTAGCTTGTCCACCTATTGGTTGACTATTTCTATTTACTGTTAAATTATTTGTGTCAAAAGTAAGTGCATAATCTTTTACTGCTACGATGTCTCCTGCGCTAGGTGATGATGGAAGTGTCATTGTTACGGCACCTGATGAAGTGTCAATAAAATAACCCTCGCCACTTGCAGCAGTAAAATCTCCTGTCTTAATTGTTGTTTGCCAATTTACAGTCCCATTTCTACCAAATCCTGTCTGTGATGCGCCTGATGCTAGTGTAACTGTATCACCACTTGCACCAATAGTTATCGTGTTGCTAGACTCTTTTATGATGTCTGCTCCACATGTGTTTTGTATTGTATTTACTTTAATTGTACTTGTCATAATTTACCTATTGAAACTTGTACCTTATTATTACTATACCAGATCCACCTGTACCACCAGCAGGCATTGGATTATTACCATTAATTCCACCGCCACCGCCACCAGTATTAATTGTTCCTTGAACGGTTGGAGAGGATGTATTTGCTGGACTTCCACCATTTCCACCACCACCTGATCCTCCAGTTGGAGTGTTAGGTGTTGAGTTTACACCTCCTCCTCCACCTCCAGCTCTAGCTGTTGGTGTTCCGTTAATACTTGATGTTGCTCCATTACCACCTCTACCAAAATCTGATGCACCTTGACTACACCCACCAGCATTTTGTCCTACTTCTGTTGCTCCGCCACCGCCACCACCATGTGTATGTGTTGATGAACATCTACTACCAGTACCACCATTAGTGCCTTGAGCGGGGCTAACTGGAGGAGTATTACCTGCTCCGACACAACCGCTTGATCCTCCTGGAACTGTTCCAGCTCCACCTCCTGAACCTCCATTAAGACCGTCAGCGTGAACGTTTGGACCCGCAGATCCATTAGCACCTCCACCACCACCTGCTGATGTTATGGTTGAAAAAATTGAATTTGATCCTGTAGTCCCTACTCCTGAACCACAGTTAACTTTTGAACCTCCAGCACCTCCACCACCGACTGTGATTGGAAAACCTGTTGCTGTTACTGGAACTCCTGTAGGTGCTCTTAGTGGAGATCCTGTATAAGAATCATTTAAACCTAATCCCTCTCGGAAACCACCAGCTCCGCCACCACCACCATAATGACCACTACCTCCACCACCTCCAGCGACAACTAAATATGAAACTGTATTTGATCCTGCTGCATTACCAGCTGATGATACACAAAATGTGCCTGGGCTCGTAAATGTATGAATTTTAAAGTCACCACAAGTTGC